TTAAACAGCAATAATTTGCCATTCTTTGCCTCTATCGTCGTGGTACTTATCGGTCATATTTTGTGTTTTATGCCCCAATAATTTTTGTGTATTAATTCCTTGCTCACGATAAAGTCGCTCAGATAAAGAACGTTGTTCATGGAAAGTAGGTGCCGTACCTTTTTCCCAAGTTAACCCACATTTATCTCGCGCTTTTTTAAACGTTGTGGTTAATGTATTTGGTGTGACTTGTTCGCCTCGTTTTGCTTGTGCGGTGGTATGCCGATAATGCACGAGATATTTACTTACAACAGCATCACGACATTGAGCAACGACATCCCTTAAAGAGAGATTGATAGCCTCACATTTAAGCGAGAGAGGGATGGCCAACTTACTGCCTGTTTTCTCTTGCTGTACATGTAACATGTCATCCCAGATATCAGAGAATTTCATTTTACAGATATCACCGATCCGCTGACCTGTGGTTAAGGCCAGCAACATGCCACATTGCAAGTAAGGAGGGTGGTTCTTAGCTTGCTGGTAAATAGTGCGCCATTCGTCCAATGTCATGCGTTCTCTTTTCACTCGGTTCCGTGGTTGTTTAGTTGCTTTCGCAGGATTGTAACCAGGCGGAACATAGCCAGCATGTTGAGCTTCTTTAAATACATCAATAAGCACCATGCGAACGACCTGAGCCATTCTTGAATGCCCTAATACTTTGACGGAATCTATTATTTCAGCAATATCTAAAGCAGTTATCTCTTTTAATATTTTCGTACCACAATACTGACGGAATAAATTAATAGGTTTCATTTTTTGTCGATAAGAATTAATTTTTAATTCACCGATATCTAATCTTTCTTTTTGAATATCTAAATATTTATCTATCCATATATCGACAGATATTTCAGACTTGTTTGTCTTAATTTTTGATAACCGTTCATTAATACTTAATAACTGTCGAGTATGTTGTTCAGCAATAATTGTATTGGCCTGAATGGCAGTTTCTCTCGCTTCTTGCTCGTCGGTGCCCAAGCTATGAAATTTACCAGTGATGGGATGTTTATATTGCCAATAAATTTTGCCGTTACGTTTATCTAGCTTTCGATATAGATTAGGGATGATAATTTTATGGGTTCGTGGTCGGGCAGCCATCTGTAATTATCCTCTTAAGTCGTTCCGTTGATTTAGTAGGAATTTGAGGGAGAGATAGATAACCCACATAACGAGCCTCTCTATCAACCATCCACTTGCGGCCAACTTTCATTGCAGGTGGTGCAATAAGGTTATTCTTTGCGTATTTTTGTAATACCGTTATGCAAGGAGAGGCATCTCCAAATTCCAACCTTGCCCACGCTTCAAGAGTCACCATTCTTGACATATTTTCTCTCCATACTGCCGTATACAGTTTAAATAGACGTTAATTATGCTGGTGGTATTTATTTAAACTTTTTAGAACTGTTTATTTAGCTCCTTTTACTTAATTCATTAAATCTACGTAAAAATAAAACTTTGGCTTGTAGTGGGGTTAATGGATTAACAATAAAATCACTCGTAGGAATACCTTCAAGCATTAGCCAATTACTACCCACATCAATTTCTAAATCTCGTTTTTCGGTTGCTAACATCATTAAGTCGGCTAAATGCACAGCGTCCGACATAACGGATGGCAAGTTATATTTTTGACGAATAACAGCATCAATTCTTTTTTCTATCTCCTTATATTCAGGTAATAGCTTTTTAAGCGGTGATGGCAGATCTTTTACATAGGCTTCACTGGCATCATGAAGTAAGGCTTCTAAAGCATATTCAGGTGCAACTAAATAGCTGACATATACCGAGTGTTGAGCAACAGAATAGAAATTATCAATCTGCCCATTAAAGCGACATTCATTAGCTAAACCCGTCGCAATGTCTTGAATATCTATATCCTCGATCCGTACATCGAGGTAATAGAAGTGCTTATTCGTTGCAGTTGCAATATAAGACATTATTCTCTCCACATAATTTAAGTAATAAAAATCCCTCTCGAATTAATCGAGATTAAGTTTCCCTGATGTTGGTTAATGGTAAATTCAAATAAAGACTTATTTTTTATGTTTCAATTATTGAACTTGATTATTGCTTACCTCAAGTTGTGGCGGTTTCTGCTGTTTTCTATGAAGTGGGAAAGACTCTTCATCTAATACTAAGTTTTGTTAGAATTAAATCTAATAAAACTTATATTTTATGTCAACACAAATCTAAGTAAATTTAGATTTGTGTGATGGTGAGATTACAATTCGTACTGAACACCCTTTACAACACCAACAATTTCACAATTGCCATTGATCGGGATGTTTGGATAGCGGGGATTGAGTGGAGATAGGTATTTATTAGGGCCATCAATAATTAATTTTTTAATTGTTACCTCGTCACTTCCTGTAAGGCGAGCGACTACAATTTTGCCACTAATTGCCTCTGCTGCGGGATCAACAATAACTTTCGCACCTTCTGGAATAGAAGGCATACCCGAAGGATTAGTCATCGAATCACCTCTTACTGTAAGGGCGAAGCTTGAAGGTGATACCTTTAAAGAAGTTTCTAGATATTCCAACGTTTCATCATAAATCTCTGTTGCTAGGTATTCAGTGAATTTACCAGCTTGTACATATGACAAAACGGGAAGTTTTCTCATTGTTGTAATCACAGAAATATTTTCCTTCGATGATATGCCGTAAAGGATGTAAGACTCAGTTGTATTAAAAAACTGGGCAAGCTTTATTAGGGCATCACCATTTGGCAAATTAAGATCTTTTTCCCAATAGCCAACCGCAACACCCGATACGCCACAGTATTTCCCTAGTTCATTTTGTGTCGTCTTGGTTGTCTTACGAAGCTTTTTTATTCTGCTTCCAACAGTATCCATTTTCATTCCGAGGTTAGTTTTTAACTAAGTTATCTTAGTTTTTATTGATAAAAGAAAACTTATATTTTAATATCTAATAAAACTTATATTGGAGGTGCTTATGACAACTAATGAAGTTGAAGTTTACTTTGGTGATGCTAGCAAAGTCGCTAGTTTTTTTAAAATTACGCCAGAAGCCTTTTATCAATGGAAGAAAAGACCAGGTCAATTAATACCTAAAAATCGAGCAATTGAAGCTGACTTACTAACTGAGGGAAAACTTAAATATAACCCTGAACTTTATAGAAAAAATATCAAAATAGCATAAGGCAATTAACTACCAATAAAAGATAGAGCAGGTAGATATGAGCAAACATTCAATTAAAGAAGTTATTAAAGAAATGTGCAAAGCACTGCCGGGTGGACGTTCTGCTATGGCAGGGGCTTTAGGTATGTCACTCGAGACGTTTAATAACAAGTTATACGAAAAAAATGGCTGTCGTTTCTTTGATATTGATGAACAAGAAGCCATGGAAGACATTTCAGGCACTAAGTTGCTGGTGGAATATCACCTAGATCGTCATGGCATGAGTGCATTACCAAAAATAGAAGCGGAAAAGATAGATCAAGTAGAGCTATTTGATATGCGAATGACATTGGCTGCTATGCAAGGATCACTCGCCGTTTTAATTCAAGAAAGCCTTGTTGATGGTGTTTTAACGGATGAAGAAATAGGGCGTATTTATCGAAAAGCAGGGAAAGTTTTTGCATATGCAATTGGGTTCTTGGATTCACTGAAAGTGTTATACGGTGAAAAACAGGAAGCGACTAAGAAAGGGTGAAGCCAAAGGTATACGGCCTCTGGCTTCGATTGCCAATTTCAATTATGTGAAGAGAAATAAGCATGAGTAGATTAGCGCATCTAATACCTAAAAAGCAATTTCGCTGTTTACCCTTAACTAAAGAGGGAACATTTCGCTATGTAGAAAGCATACCGAGTGACAATCGATCACACAACTACCGAAAAAATATCGATTTGGTAGATAAGAGGACACTGAAAAAGTCATGGGCTGATTTCTATTTCTTGAGTGGAGGAAAATGCAATGCGAAATGAAGATCCCAATTGTCTTGATCGCTATTACAGAAACCCTCGAGGGCTCCTTGTTCATGTCATTCGTTATGATCGACAAAAACAGCGCGTTATTTTTATGATTGATGGTTGTGAATACGAACAATGCGAGCCGGTTCAAAGATTTAAAGAGAGATATACCCGAGTTAAGTGAGGCCTCTTATGAGTGTTAAATTATCTAGTTATGTTTGGGATGGTTGCGCCCATGCAGGTTTAAAACTCACATCAGTCGCTATCATGGCAAGATTAGCTGATTTTTCTAATGATGAAGGTATTTGTTGGCCTTCTGTTGTGACGATTGCACGTCAAATTGGTGCGGGTGAAAGCACGGTGCGCACGGCAATAAAACAGTTGGAAAAAGAAGGGTGGTTAACCAGCGAAAAGCGTAGAAAAGGCAATCGCAACGCAAGCAATATTTATCAGCTGAATGTAGAAAAACTATACCAATCAGCCAAGAAAGCGCTTTCTCAACCAACAAAATCTGACGTGTCAAAACCTGACACATCAGGATCTGACCCATCAAAATTTGTTGCATCAAATTCTGTACCCTCAGAATCGAGCAAAAATAGGGATTTTGACCCGCCAGCTCCTGAGGGCGATCCATCAGTAACTTCAAAATATGATCCATTAATAAATCATTCTTCGTCGCAGAATTCTGGCGAATCCAGCGACCAGCCCAAAAATGATTTTTTAACTCGTTATCCTGAAGCTGTGATTTACAGCGCCAATTTTCAAAAATGGGGCTCCGCTGACGATTTGAAGTGCGCTAAATGGCTATTCAGTCGTAAATGCGAAGTGTTTCAAGAGATGGGATTAAAAACGCCTAAAGAGCCCAATTTCACTGATTGGGCTAATGATATTCGCTTAATGACAACGATTGATGGGCATACTCACAAAGAAATTTGCCAGTTCTATAAACGAATTACACAAGATGATTTTTGGAAAAAGAATGTTCAGTGTCCTCGTACACTCAGGGCTCAATGGGATGATTTAACCTTACGTTTGGCGGGTAAGAAAAAAATCACCATCGACTCCGTAGAGCGTGATGAAACATTCCGGCTCATCTGGGGTACGGGTTGGAAACCTAAAAATAAAATCCAAGAATTAGCCGCTATTCAGGCAAAGAAAAATGGTCTAGGTCGAATGAATGAGGTTGCAGGTTTAGCTGCGTGGCGAGGTATTTGGCAACAAGTCGCGGAACAAGTTGCTCAGGAAGTTTTGCTATAAACGAGAGTGGAGAAAAATAACATGAATGGATTAATTGTTATTGATGGTGTTCAAATTCGTCGAGATATCGCGGGGCGCTATTGTTTAAATGATCTTCATCGAGTCTCAGGTGGTGAAAAACGGCATCAACCTTCGAATTGGAATGCCTTGACTCAAACCAAAGAATTGGTTGATGAAATTTCAACCGCTCCTGAGATCACAGGAGCGGTTCCCATTGTGACCATTGTTGGTGGGCTTAACCAAGGAACATATGTTTGCAAAGAATTAGTGTATGCCTATGCAATGTGGATAAGCCCATCATTTCATTTAAAAGTGATCCGTACTTTTGATGCATTGATAACACAGCAACACGGCGAAAAGTTAGCCGATAAAGTTCAAGCTGGAGTCATACTGCTTGAATCGATGGCAAAGAGCCTGAATTTCTCAAACTCTTCGAAATTAGGGGCGTATCAAAAATTACAAGCCATGGCAGGCTTACCCGAATTAGCCCCTGTGTATGCGATTGATGCGCCAAGCGGATCAATGGATGGTTCAAGTCGTCCAACAGTAGCTTTATCAACACTGATTAGAAAACACCAATTACCTATTTCAGCGCAACAAGCTTATAAACGATTAGCCGATCTTGGCATTGTTAAACGTTTATCTCGTCCAAGTACGAAAACCGCAAACAAAGTGAAAGAGTTCTGGTCTGTGACTGCTCGAGGTTGTCAGTTTGGGAAGAACATGACCAGCCCTAATAATCCTCGTGAAACCCAACCCCATTTTTTTGAAAGTAAAACGGATGAATTGATCCGTATGGTGATGCTGAATAAGCAGGTGAGTGCATGAAATTACTATTAACACCCTATATTCAGCCCGATCTTGGCGTTGTTTTATTGAAGCCTGAAGCGGAGTTGCTTGAGCAACTTAAACAACATTCTCGTGTGATTATTAGTGATGTACCAAAGAGTTTAAATAAATGGCCTTCTGGTGCATTAACAGGGAACGAACAACCATTATTGAATAACAAGGACATTATTGGCTTTTTGAATAATGAAAAAGTGATCCAAGCTATGGGCGGGTTGGCATCGATGAATATGTGGATAGGCAGGAATATCCATTCCTGCCAGATTAACGATGAGCATGACAGTTATCATCATCATGAATTAACAACCACATGGCATAAAGACGGTGTGATACGAACCTGTTGGTATCATGATAATCATATTCGTAATTTATCGGCGGAGTGGGTTGCTGAATTAGCATATAAAAATCGTATTGCTTGGATGATAGACACTATTCGCAGTCGTTTGAGATTAGATGATAGCCATTCGCTGACGATACCTGATTTTTTTGCTTTTGCCGTGATGCATAAACTGGTTGATAAATTACCTGATGCCATATTGCGCCGTATTCTAAATTGGCCTGATAAAACTAAAGAGCGCAGGGTGCATGGCGGTTTTCCTGAAGCTGATATTGTTCCCAATGAAGTGACAGCACTATCAGCAATGAATGCGTGTTTAGATGCTATAAAACCCGTTATTAATGTAGCTGTCGATCCTGAACCTCCAGCCTCATTTCTTCTTAAACCTAAAATGCGGCGTTGGGAGAATACCCAATGGCTTCAATGGGTAAAAACACAGCCTTGTTGTGTTTGCGGACAACAAGCTGATGACCCACATCATATCATCGGCCATGGTATGGGAGGCATGGGAACGAAAGCTCATGACTTATTCACTATCCCATTATGTCGTCAACATCATGATGAATTGCATCGTGATCCCAAGTTGTGGGAAGCCACTTATGGCAATCAAATCGAATTGTTATTTTCTTTTTTAAACCGTTCATTAGGAATGGGAGCATTGGTTTAACGTGTATACGGCACGGGGAGTATTAGTATGAGAGATATGCAGGAAGTTTTATCGCGTTGGGGTGCGTGGTCAGCTAATGAGGGAAATAGTATCGATTACTCATCAATTGCCGCAGGTTTTAAAGGATTAATTCCAAGCTCAAGACGAAGCCGAGAGCAATGTTCTGATGATGATGGCTTAAAAATCAATAAAGCGGTATTACATTTAAAGGTAAATAATAGTTACTTGTTTCAGTTGGTTATTATGTACTACGTGAAGAATTATCCTTTGCGTTCAATGGCTTCAAAACTCGGTATTTCTCATAACGAAGTGGCTAAGCGATTGCAGACAGCGGAAGGCTTTATTGAGGGATGTCTATCGGTTGATAACGTAAAATTAGACATGGATAAAATAATTAGAAAGCACCACATTTATGGTCTTGCGTAATTACAAAGCACAATATATTGTGTTCATAATGGTTTTGATGTTACATCGCTTATCAATTAAAAACCTCGTGAGTATAACGGGGTTGTATTAAGACTTCCTAAATTTCAATTCTATTTTACAAGACAAATGCTTTTCTGTGAATTTATCCAGTTATTTTCTTGTTTTTTAACCTCAAATGAGGTATAAAAAATAGAAAATTATAGCGAGGCTAATTTGATGCAAGCATTTAATCTTACAAAACCTACAGTGTTGTCAGATTCTGATGTGGTGGAATCTTACTTACAATCTATGAATCTTAGTCTTCACGATCTTACCCGCATTTTTGAACGGGGTCTATCCGGGCGTTATTCAACAACGCGAAATCACCCTTTAATTTCTAGAGGGCAGTATTTTTATGGAGAAGCAGTGAGTGGAGCTAGGGATATTCTTGCATCTAGGGGATATAAAGGATTATCTCTAAGAAATGTTGAATTGACGGTTGATAAAAATCACGCAATTTATATTTGTCGTGGCTGTAATCAAACGGGGCTTATTAATGGATATCCAGAATCCCGTATGAAAAAAGGGGATTTTACCTGTGATTTAATGGGGCTTATTCGCAATAATAATCCTGGTCAAGGCATATTAGAACTGAACGATAATCAACTAAAAATAGATTTTGGCCTTTCGAATGAAGACATTACCCCACCTTTACCTAATAAAATTGGATTAGATTTATGGTTTTTGTTGTATGATTTCGATAAGACTGACGAATATGGGCGTGTTGGTATTCGAGCCGAACTTTCGAGACCAATTTCTTATAATGATAAGAATATAGTAAATAGTTTTTCTACACGTTTGATATTAGATATTCACCAACCAGAACCGATTATCCAAGGTAGAGATACACCACAGTTTACCCAGGATATTGAACTTGATATTTCCAAAGTAGGTTAAGTATGTACCATGTTTAATTCAGAGTGTTTGCGTATAGCCAGAGAGCGGAGAGGCTTGACACAAAGGGCGTTAGCTGAGGAGGCAGGATTAACTAGTAAGACAATTTCTAATTATGAAAAAGCAGGTATTTTTGAGCCTATTGCAAGTGATAGCATGGAGAGGATATCAGCTGTTCTTGGTTATCCCATAGAGTTTTTTCTTGATAGAGATATCCCTTCTTTATCAACAGAAGCTGTGAGTTTTCGCGCAATGACAAAACTGAGTGCTCAAAAAAGAGATTCGGCGCTTAGTGCTGGAAAGTTGGCGCAAGAGTTGTCCATGTGGATTGATAATAAGTTTACCTTACCTAAGGTAAATGTGCCTAATTGTAGTTTTGATAGCTACTTAGAACCAGAACATGCTGCTAGAGCAGTTAGAGAAAGTTGGGGTATAGGTGAGTTATCAATATCTAATGTAATTCATTTGCTTGAAGCCAATGGTATAAAAGTTTTTTCTTTAGCTGAAAATTGTCTTGAAGTTGATGCTTTTTCATTCTGGATGGATGAAAAACCTTTTGTACTTTTAAATACAATGAAAACACCGGAACGTAGTCGTTTTGATGCGGCGCATGAATTAGGTCATTTAGTTCTTCATAAACATTCTAGTAATAATGGGCGACAAGCTGAATTAGATGCAGATCGTTTTGCATCAGCATTTCTAATGCCTGAACGTAGTATTTTAGCGACAATTCCAAGAATGCCTCCATTAGAATTATTAATTTCCATGAAAAAGAATTGGAAAGTTTCTTTAGCCGCGTTGGTACGGCGTACATTTGATGTTGGGTTATCTAGTGAATGGCATTATAGACAATTATCTATTGAGTTAGCTCGGCGTGGTTATCGAACTAGTGAACCTGAAGGAATGCCCGGACGTGAAAAATCCTTAATATTAGATAAGGTATTTTCTACATTACGTTCTCAAGGGGTTAAACGAGGTGAAATATTAAAACAATTAAGATTACCAATTGATGAGCTGAGCGCATTGACTTTTAATAATAATTTCTTTATGGAAGCAATTAGTGGTAATGAAGAAATACAGAGATCTAAAAATAAATTCACACCAAAATTACAATTAATTAAGTAATTGTTATCGTGTGTAGATATGGCTACTCATATTTTTTATGTGTAGCTATAATTGTTTTATAAAGTCCATAGATTATAAAGCTTGAGGAGACGGAAGGTGTTTATTGAAGATTGGCTTACACAATTCAAGATATTATTGCTGATGAGAAGGAATTGATTTCTATTCATTACGCTCTTATATAGTATACTTTATGAGCCTTGCTATTCGCTATGAATAAAGGTTTTCAATAGTGTATATGGCTCTATTTGTAAAATATGGAGTTTATCTTGGAAGTAAAATTTCATGAATTAAAAGAGGATTGATTAATATGGCTATCAGTGAAAAGGATATTGTTGTTGGTGGAGTTTACAAGACTCCAAATAATCAAGAGCGTGTTGTACTAGTAATTGATAATGAAAAAGTAAAATATGCTTCTCGGGGTGGAAATGTAAAAAATTCATTTGATCATACGAATAAATCTCAGCTAACTCGTTTTGCAAATGCATGTTCTGAGAGAATTGAAAATTTGCCATCAGATGAATTTGATAAACTCCAAAAACGGTTTCAAGCTAATTAATAATTTGTTCAAACTGACCAGGCAGATAATTGTATAAATAACCAATTACTGCCGGAATTGATATTATGGTAATAATAATGATTCCCATTAATGTATCGATCTTAAATTAGGTTGCTTTGGTATCTTTTTCGTCTATGCCGACTAGAGAATCAATACCCACATCACATTCACTCAAGAGCTTTGAGTAGGCGTCTTATTAATTAAAATTTAGTAGGGTTTTATTTTTGATAGTACACAAGTGGTTTCATCGCTAAAAAATAAAGTTTGCTATCTGAATTTTTCTATGGCTTAATAGCGTCACTGGTTTGGAAGTACAGACCTATTTATGTTAGTAAGTTTAAAGTTGTTCCCGTTTAGCGTTATCCTCGATACCTCTTCATTGTGAATTCCTTCTAATTAATACCCATAAGTAAAAATACAAAACAAACCGCATATGCCTTATGGCAAATTAAATAAATTAAAGGAAATTCTATGTCTAATACAATGACTGGTACAGTAAAATGGTTCGATGAAGGTAAAGGTTTTGGTTTTATTACTCCAGCTGATGGCAGCAAAGATGTCTTCGTACATTTCTCTGCAATCCAAAGTGATAACTTCAAAACATTAGCGGAAGGCCAACAAGTTTCATTCACCATGGAAAATGGTATGAAAGGCCCAGCAGCAGGCAACGTGGTGGCTCTCTAA